ATGACAGATGAGTTCTGGAATTTATATCAAAATTATTGGGGTTCTATTTTAAATCCTATTATAGTTCCAGATAGTACAAACTCAACAGAAAAAATAGTTTATATAAGAGTAACTCCTACGTTAACACTACAAAGTGGAGACACTATTTCTGTAGTCTCTACTAGGGTTGGATATGAACAAAGTTTTACAATAACATTAGAGGCTGTATGTGAACCTAAATATGAGCAGATGCAAGTTATATTCTACAATAAGTTTGGAGCACTTCAAATTATGCCATTCTTTAAAAGGTCAGAAACTTCTATCAGTACAAATAACAAAGAATTTCAGAGAAATACTATGGATTTTAGTTCAGCTCCAAGTTATGATATATCAAAGCACGCTATTTCTAGTCTAGGAGTTAATGGAAATGAAAAAATTACAGTTAATACTGGATACATAGAAGAAAGCTTTAATGAAGTTATAAAGCAAATGATGCTTTCGGAGCAAATCTGGATAGACGATGGTAACTCTGTTTTACCTATTAACATGAATACTAAATCTTTAACATTTAAAAAGTCTGTAAATGATAGATTAATTAATTATTCAATAGACTTTAAATATGCCTTTGATGCAATAAACAACATTAGATAAATGCAATTTATACAGCTATATATAGAGGGAACTAGAGTCGATCTATTTGACGATGAAAGCGTTTCGCTAACTAACTCAATACAACAGATTAAAGATATAAGCAAAGTCTTTACTAGCTTTTCACAAACTTTTTCTATTCCTGCATCTAAAATTAATAATAAACTATTTAAGCACTATTATAATTTTGATATTGTTAACGGATTTGATGGTAGGCTTAAAGTTAATGGTACTATAGAGTTAAACTATTTAAACTTTCAAAAAGGTAAAATAAAACTTGAAGGAGTTGAATTAAAAAAAAATGAAGTCTATGCCTATAAAATTACTTTCTTTGGAAATACTGTAGAGCTTAAAGATTTAATAGCTGAAGATACTCTAGACGCTTTAGTAGGAGGAGCTAACTGGATTGATGGATTTTCTAAACCCTATACAAGCGCAGCAATCTATACAGGCTTAAGATCAGGTTATGATATTACAAATGAAGGTGTAACCTATAATAATGCGATTATTACACCCTTAATTAGCCACACTACTAGACTCTTTTATGATTCTGCTAGTAATACAGCAGATGACGGAAACTTAGCTCCTAATGGCAATGGAGAAAGCGCAGCTATGAATCATGGTATCTTTTGGAAAGATTTAAAATATGCTATAAGAGTAGATTTAGTTATTAAAGCAATTGAAAAAACTTATGGCTTAACTTTTTCTACAGATTTCTTTAATAGTACAAATGCTCCCTACTATAATCTCTATTTGTGGATGCACAGAAAAAAAGGAAATGTAGATGATCCAAATGCACCTGCAACATTTCCACAGCTTTTAAATTTTGGCTTAGATAGTACTATGACCAATGTAATAGCTAATGGAGAAATTATTACAGTAAGTAATCAAACAGGAAATAATAAAATAACTTCTTCTTTAACTATTAATGTTAATTCAGCAGAAGATACAGTTTACACTGTTAATGTAATTAGAGATGGAGTTATACAAGATAGTTTTTCAGCAACTGCTCCAAGTGCAGCCACAGCCTCAGTAGACTTATTTAACGGAATTTATCAAGTTCAAATAGTAGTTAGAGAAGAGTTTACAGTAGATTCTGTAACATGGGATTTAGCAGATTTAACTGTTCCTGAATCTCATACTTTTAATATATCTGCATTTACAATACAGGCAGTTATTGAGTTTGTTCCTTCAGCACAATTGCCTCCAATGGGCGTATTAAAATTTTTAACAGGACTCTTTAAGTTATTCAATTTAACAGCTTTTGTGTTAGACGATGGTACTGTAAAAGTTCAGACTTTAGATAGTTTTTATGCAAACCCTAGTTCGTCTTCTCCCTTTGATATAAGCTCTCATGTGGATGTTAGTAAAAGCCAAGTTAACGTTGCTCTGCCATATAGAGAAATTGTTTTTGAATATAAAGGTCTTAAAACTAAACTAGCCAAACAACATGAGCAGCTAACAACAGGAGGCGTAGGATGGGGAACTACTGAATTTACAGGAGATGACAAATATGACGGAGGAATTTATAAAGTAGAAGCTCCCTTTGAGCATTTAAAATATGAAAGGCTAGTAGATGTTGCTACAGGAAACAATACCACAGCTCAAAATGGATGGATGGTAGATGATAATGATGATTCTTATTTAGGTGATCCTGTTTTATTTTATCCAATTTATCAACAGAATCAAGATTCTATAAGGTTTTTAACTGATAGACCTTATTTAAATGCAGCCTCAAATACTGATATAAACGATTATTTTATTCCTAGCAATAGCCTCTCTCTAGATGCCTCAATCTCTACAGCTAATTTAAATTTTAATCAGGAGCTTAATGAGTATGATGTAACTGGAAACTTTACAGGTACTTTGTTTTTTAATTACTATTCTAATTACATCAATGAAATGTTTAACACTAAAAGAAGATTAAGCAGATTCTCAGCTTATATTCCTCTAAACATTTTACTTAATTATACTCTAGCTGATCGGTTTATTATTAATAAACAGAGCTATAAAATAAACTCAATTACAACAAATTTAAAAACAGGACTTAGCACTCTTCAACTATTAAATGAAGTATCATGATAGATAAAATTTTAGAATTAATTAGTATAACAGAATGTAATGGTAAATACTCACAAATTGCAAAAGGTAAAAATAAAATGCCAGAAAATTTAAAAGAAGCTTACAACCAATTAAAAAAAGAATTAAAAAATGGCTAAAGAAATTATCATAGATATTAATCTAAAAGATGCTGAAAAAAATCTACAGGCTATTAATGAAACTTTAAAAGTTCAAAAAAATATTATAGCAGATTTACAAATAGCAAATACTAAGCTAGAGAATCAATTACAAAAAACTAGTAAAAGAGATTTAAATAGAAGAAGAGATTTAGGCAAACAAATAGATAAAAATAAACAGCTCATAAAAGAAGAGCAAGCAGGAATTAAAAAAAATACTTTAGTAAGAGATAAAGCAAACGATTCTTTAAAAACTGCTAAAGATAATTCTACGGATTTATCTGGAGCTATGGGTGTTCTAGATAGGCAAACAGGAGGACTAGCTTCTGGACTAACGAACTTAAGTGCAGGAGGGTTAAAGAAAACTATTAAAGGTTTTATGACCTTAAAGACTTTAGCTATGGCTAGTGTTTTAGGACTTATAGTAGGAGCTATAGTAGCTTTAAAAACTGCTTTCACTTCTTCTGAAGATGGACAGAACAAATTTCTGAGTATAATGACTCAGATAGGAGTAGTTGTTGGAAATGTTACAGATATAGTAGCAGATCTAGGTATGGGTTTATTTAATGCAGGAAAGTCACTAGCTAAATTAATAACTGGAGATTTTGCAGGAGCTACTGCTGCTTTTGGTGAAATGGTAGTAAATGTTGATAGTGCTACAAATTCTATAGCAAACTTTGGAGAAGAAACTAAAAAAGAAATAAAACTAGCTAAAGAATTATCAGAACAAAGAGCGCAGGCAGACAAAGCGGAGCGAAGGCTACTAGTTGAAAGAGCAGAAGCAAACCGAAAAGTAGCGGAGTTAAGAGAAAGAGCAGCAGACAAAGAAAATGTAACTGTTAAAGAAAGGATAGAAGCAATAAAAGAAGCAGGTGAAATAGAAGAAGAAATAACAGCTAAAGAAATAGAAGCTGCTAGATTAAGATTTGAAGCTAAAAAAACAGAAAACTCTTTAAGCAAATCAACTAAAGAAGATTTAAACGAAGAAGCACAGCTACAAGCTACTTTAATAGACTTAGAGACAGCTAGACTAAGAAAACAAAAAGCTTTAACTGCTGAAATAACAACTGCATTAAGGGAGGAAGAGTCTGAAAGAAACAGAATAATAAGTGATAGAAAAAAACAAGAGGCTGACGATCTTAAAGCTAAAGAAGAGTTAGACAAAATAGATTTAGAGAAAAAACTAGAGCAGGACAAATTAGATAAAGAAGAAGCTGAAAAACTAGCAGTTTTAAAAGTTGAATCTGATCAAAGAGTTTTAGCCTCTGAGATAGAAATAGAGCAAAGAAGATTAAACGCTAAGAAAGCCTCTACGGCTGGAATTATTTCATTATTTGGAGCTGAGTCTGGAGCAGGAAGAGCAGCCGCTATTATTAGACAAGTTTTAGCTGCTCAAGAAATGATAGCAGAAGCTAGAAAAACTATCACTTTTGCAAGTTTAGCAGGAGCAAGGTCTTCAGCAGCAGTAGCTGAAGGAACAGCACAAACTGCAAAAGTTGGATTTCCTCAGAATGTACCCATGTTGATAGCTTATGCTCTTCAAGCTGTAGGAATAATTTCTGCAATTAGTTCAGCAGTAGGCAAATCTAAATCTATTGCAAGTTCTTTAGGTGGTGGTGGTGGTGGTGGTGGAACTCCAAGCTTTCAAGCAGCTCCATCTCCTGCTGTGCCTGCTGCTTTTAATGTAGTAGGAGCTTCTAGTTCAAACCAATTAGCAGGAGCTATAGCTTCACAATCACAGACACCAGTTCAGGCTTTTGTAGTTTCTAACGATGTAACAACCGCACAGAGTTTAGAAAGAAATATAGTAGAGGGAGCTTCTATAGGATAGGAAACAGTTTATAAATTAATCGTACATATAATATGGATATAATAGAATTGTTTTTAGATGAAGAAAATGAACAGTCTGGAATAGAAGCCATTTCAGTCGTTTCTGCTGGTGCAATTGAGTCAGATTTTATAGCTCTTAAAAATCAAGAGTTTAAAATGGCTGTTGTAGACAAGGAGCAGAAAATACTTCTAGGAGCTGCATTAATACCTAATAAACCTATATACAGAAAAAATAGTGAAGGTGATGGCTACTATGTTTTCTTTTCAAAAGATACAGTAAAGAAAGCCTCTGAAATGTTTTTTATAAAAGGCAATCAGTCTAAAGCTACAGTAGAGCATCAAATGTCTGTAGAAAATTTAACTGTTGTAGAATCATGGCTAGTAGACGATCCTAAAATGGATAAGTCTGTCAAGTATGGTTTAGATGTGCCTCAAGGAACTTGGATGATCTCCATGAAAGTTAATAATCCAGATGTTTGGAAAGAAGTTAAAGAGGGTACTTATAAAGGTTTTTCTATAGAGGGCTATTTCAGCGATCAAGCTAATAGACCAAAAGAACAAATAGAAGAAGAGCTAGCAGCGGATGTATTACTAAACAAAATTAAAAATATTCTTAATGACAAGAAAACCCTTTAAAAATTTAGCTCACTCCTCTCCAAAAAATGGCAAAAGAGGCTGTTTATGTAAAGACAATACTTATAGTTCTAAATGCTGTGAGGGTGAATTACACCAGCAAGGCATAGGAAAAACTAGAGCTACTTATTAATAAGTGAAAACACTTTCGACTTTTATCGTACATATATTAAGGAATCAAAAACATTTAAATGAAAGCATCAGAATTAGTAGAATCAATTAAAGAAGTTTTAGGAATGGAATTAGCAGAAATTAAAGTAGAGCTAGAAATTAGAGAACTAGATAATGGTACTAAAATAGAAGCTGAAAAATTTGAAGAAGGTGAGTCTGTTTTTATTATTACAGAAAGCGGTGATGAAGTTTCTAAAATAGCCGTTCCTGTTGGAAATTATGAAATGAATGACGGAACTGTTTTAGTAGTTTCTGAAGAAGGTGTTATAGGAGAGTTAAGAGAAGCTTCTGACGAAGTGCCTCAAGAAGAAGACTTAGAGGAAAAAGAAGAGCTAGCAGATGAGGGAAACTATGTAACCATAGATGACTGGAGAGGAATGGAGAAAAGAATCCAAAACCTAGAGGATGCTATTTCAGATTTAAAAGGTGATAAGCAGAGTGTAAATTCTAAAGAAGACGAAATGTATTCTAAAGAAAATAAAGTAGAAGAAGTTAAGGTTAAAGCCTCAGATAATTCATTGGATTTAAGTTCTGTTGAAGTTAAAGCTGAGCCTATTGCACACAGTCCTGAAAAAGTACAAGCTAAAGAAAGAGTACAATTAGGCAAAAAAAGATCAGAGTCTACTTTAAGCAGAGTCTTAGATATAATAAATAATAATTAATAATAACAATAAAAATTTAAAAATGAGTAATCAAAAAGTAGAGCTTGCCACTTCGGTAAATATCACAACTTCATATTCCGGACAGTGGGCACAAAAGTACGTTCGGGCTAGTCTTTTGACTGGAAATACTTTGAATAATGGCGGAGTAACAATTTTACCAAATATCGATTATAAGTATGTGATCCAAAAAGGAGCATTCGATGCTAACTTTATCAAAGACGCTAGCTGTGATTTCACAGACACAGGAGCTGTAACGCTTACAGAAAGAGTAATCACTTTAGAAGAGTATCAAATCAATGCAGAATTTTGTAAAAAAGATTTTTCAATGACATGGCAAGCGGCAGAGATGGGTTATTCTGCGCTAGATCAAGAACTTCCTAAATCATTTTCTGATTTTATTATAGGAACTTTTGCAGCTAAAATAGCTGACAAATATGAGCAAGTAATATGGAGCGGAGTCGGTGGTAATGCTGGAGAGTTTAACGGATTTGTTACATTATTAACAGCAGATGGTGGAGCTGACGTTGCAGCAGTTGCAGGTGGAATTACAGCCGCAAATGTTCAAGCTGAATTACAAAAAGTTACTTCTGCAATAAATGCAACAGTATTCCAGAAAGATGATATGTATATATATATCGGAACGGACATTTTAAGATTTTACATCCAAGCTTTAGGAAATGTAGGAGCAGGATCAGGTGTAGAAAATAGAGGATCATTATGGTATAACGGAGTGCCTTTAACTGTAGATGGTGTTAAATTATTTTATTCGCCGGGAATGCCTGCTAATACAATGGTAGCTTCTGAAGTTTCTAATTTATATTTTGGAACAGGGGTAATGAGTGATTTTAATTCTATTAGAATTATTGACATGGAAGAAATTACTGGCTCTTTAAATGTAAGATTCATTCAAAGATGGAAAGCAGGAATTAATTATGGTATTAGAGAAGACATTACGCTTTACGCATAATCAATTAACTAATAAAGTTTAATCTTTTAAAAATATAAAAATATGTTTAATATAAAAATTCATAATCGTGAGTTGTAATCTTACAGCAGGTCGTGCCGTACCATGCCGCGATGTGGTGGGTGGCATACAAAAGGTTTTTTTTGTGGATTTTGGAGGATTAGGAGCGGTAACACTGACAGCAGACGAAATAACAGACGCAACAGGTACGTTTTCAGCTTATGAGTATGATCTTAAAGGAGGTTCATCTTTAGAGCAAGCTATTAATAGCTCTAGAGAAACAGGAACTACATTTTTTGAACAAACACTTACACTAAATCTCACCAAATTAAGTAAAGAAGATAACGTACAGATAAAACTATTAGCATATGGTAGACCACAGGTAGCAGTCGTAGATAACAACGGAAATGCATTTTTAATGGGGTTAGATCATGGAGCAGAGGTTTCAGGCGGAAGCATAACAACATCAGCAGAAATGGGTGGATTAAGCGGTTATACGCTTACTCTAACTGCTCAAGAAAAGCTTCCTGCAAACTTTATAGATGGAGCAACTTTAGCGAATCCTTTTATTGGACTAGCAAGTGCAACAGAAACAATAGTAGTAGGTACAAACAGTTAAAAACGATAGGTTTCTTTTCATTAAGTTTTGTTTAGGTTAGGAGAGGGTGCTTTTACGAGTTACCCTCTTTTATTTTATAATTATTATGATAATATTACAAGAGACAGCAGCTTCGCAAACCCTAAGAATAATTCCTAGAGAATACGCTATAACTACAACTTATAACGTAAATATTACTAGCGATTCTGAGAATAAAAATATTTATTCAGCAGCTTATACTAATCAATTTACCGTAGATAGATACTGGTATAATGTGCCAGCATCTATTCCAAATTTAGAACAAGACAATTTCTATACCCTAATAATAACAGATGCAGCCACTAAAGAAGTTTTTAGAGGTCGCATATTTTGCACTAACCAGACATTAAGTGATTATAGCGTAAATCAAGGAGAGTACACTACAACCACATCAACAAATGAATTTTTATTCTATGAAGCATAAAAGTAACATTCATATTTTAGAGCTTAATACCTATACAGCTCCGAGAGTATATGAAGAAAGAAATCAAGATTTTGTTTCTATAGGAGAAGACAATAATTACTATCAATATATTATAGATCGTTATGTAGGATCTACAACCAATCACTCTATTTTAAATGGAGTAACTAATTTTACATATGGGCATGGCTTAGATGCAACTGATTCTAATAAAAAGCCAGAGCAATACGCTCAAATGATGTCTATATTAAAGAAAAAAGACCTGTTTAGAGTAGTTCAGGACTTTATAATTTTAGGAGAAGGAGCTTTTCAGGTTACTTATGACTCCAATAGAAAGATTTCTAAGCTTACATACTTTCCAAGACAGACTTTAAGAGCTGAAAAATGCAATGATAAAGGAGAAATAGAGGCTTATTATTACCATAATGACTGGACTGAGTACACAAAAAGAGACAAACTTAAGAGAATACCTGTTTTTGGAACATCAAAAGAGCAAAATGAGCTGTATATAGTTAAAAAATATGTAGTAGGATTCCATTATTATAGTTTACCTAGTTACGCTGCATCAATGCCTTACGCACTTTTAGAAGAATCGGTCTCTGAGTATTTAATTAATGAGACACAGAATGGTTTTTCAGGAACTAAAGTGGTCAATTTCAATAACGGAGTACCAGATAAGGAGAAGCAAATGCAGATTAAAAACGATATTTTAAACAAATTGACAGGTTCAATTGGTGATAAAGTGATCGTAGCATTTAATTCTAATCAAGAATCTGCTACAACTGTAGAAGATATTTCATTAAACAACGCTCCAGAGCATTATGCTTACCTATCTGAAGAGTGCGTAAAAAAATTGATGGTAGGGCATAGAATCACCTCTCCTTTATTACTGGGAATAAGAGAATCTGGAGGAGGTTTAGGAAATAATGCAGATGAAATCCAGACAGCAACAGATTTATTTTTAAATATAGTTATTAAGCCATCTCAGGACATCGTTATAGATGCTTTAGACGATCTTTTAGCAACTAATGACATAGCACTTAATCTTTACTTTAAAACGCTTAAGCCGCTTGATTTTATGAATGAAGAAACTGACTTAACTGATGACCAAATTGAAGAAGAGACAGGAATTAAGCAAGAAGATATAGAGGAGCAAAAAGTAGAAGTAGATTTAAAAACTATAGACGGAAATTTAGCTTATAAGACAGTTGCAGAAGCTGAAGCTCAAGCAAAGAAATTAGGCTGTAAAGGACATCATGAGCATAATGAAAATGGAAAAATTTGGTTTATGCCTTGTAAGTCTCATGACAAAATGCCAAAGTCTATGTATATGTCAAAAGATGAGTTAAGTGAAGATTTAAGTAAAGAGATACTAGGATCACTAGCAGAAACTGGAGAAAAAATTTCTGAAGATTATGAGTATGTAGACGAACTAGACGAAGACTCTAAATACAGCAATGAGGACTGGGCAAATTACTTGATTAATGAAAAGGAAACTACACTATCTAAAATTAAAGGACTTCTAGGATTAAATCAGGATTATATAAATAATAATCCAAAAGAATCCAGTCTTTTAGACTCAAAAAATGGTTTATATAAAATTCGTTATAAGTATGCTAAAGGAATGCCAAACCAAGGAGAGTCTAGAGATTTTTGTACTGAAATGATGAAGCTTTCTAGATTTGGTATAGTTTGGAGACTTGAAGATATTGAGAGAGCCAGTGTAGGAAAAAAAGAAGAGGTTAATGTTGATTTTAGACACAAGCCCAATCTAAAGTATGATATTTTTACACTAAAAGGCGGAATCTACTGCAAACATATTTGGAAAAGAGTTCTTTATAGATTAAAAAGCAATACTCAAAAATCAAATAATTTAGATAATTATAAGGTTACTAAAACAATTCCTAAAAGTTATTTAAAAAATCCTATAGGATCAAAAAAAGCAGGAATACCAACCTTTAGACAAGCTGGACAAGGAAAATACCCTAATTAAAATTTAAACTATGGCGCAAGTATTATTTATAAATAGAGACGATCTAGTCAGATTTACTTCAGCTAATGGAAACATTGATACTGATAAATTTATTCAGTACATTTTCATAGCACAGGAAATTCAGATTCAAAGATTTTTAGGAACTGAACTCTATGAGCAGCTAGAAGCAAAAATTACAGCAAACACTTTAACAGGTCATTACTTAACTCTAGTAACTGATTATATAAAACCTGCCTTGACACATTGGGCAATGGTTGAATATTTACCATTTGCAGCCTACTCTATTTCTAATCAAGGAATTTTTAAAAACACCTCAGAAAATGCAGTTAATGCAGATAAAAATGAAGTAGATTTTTTAATAGAAAAAGAAAGAACAACAGCACAATATTTCAGCAATAGATTAATAGACTATTTACAGGATCAAGCCGCTGCACATTTCCCTGAGTATTACTCAAATACTTATCCAGATATATATCCAGATGATCAAAGTAGTTTCGGAGGATGGCAGTTAAGTTAGATAAAACAAATGAGCAAGAGAAAAACGAAATCTTGCTTAAAAAATATTTAAAGAATAAAGTAGAATCAATTAAAAATATAACAAATTGGCAACATTTACAGGACAATTAATTTCAGCGACTTATGATGCTATTTTAAAAAGCATTGATAACGATCCACTTGGCTCAGTAGCTAAACAGATTACAGATGGTCTAGGAAATGTTACACCATTATATATCTCTACAACTCAAATAGGAATAGGAATAACTCCAACTGAAGCTCTTCATGTAAGCGGAAATATTATAGGAACAGGTACTCTAAATATAACTGGTCTTACTACGTTTGGAACTTTAAAAAGCAATTTAGCCACAGGCGCAACTATTGGTGAATTTATTACAGAAGCACAGGGCATAGCATCGAACAACAATGATACAACACTACCAACTTCAGCGGCTGTAAAAAATTATGTAGATTCTGCAAATACAGGACAAGTAACTGGCTCAGGAACAGGTGGAAAACTACCTATTTGGACTGGAGTAGGAGCAAGCACAACTTTATCTGATTCAGCAATTACGGAAGAGTCTACAAGATTTGTTTTAACTAAAGATATTTTTATAAATGATGTTTTACCAGTTATTACTCTTTCAGATAGTAATAGCTCAGGCTCAGCAACTTCAGGAGATATAGTTTGGATAGATAGCGCAGCAAGTCAAAGAGCTATTATTTCACTAACTAGTAATACTTTAGGAATAACTAGCAAACAAGGAGGTCTTGCTTTTAATACAGCATCAACTCCAGCAATGTCAATAGATGCTAGCCAAAATGCCATTTTTAACAGCGATTTAGATGTAACTGGAGACTTAGCAGTTAATACAGATAAATTTACAGTTGATGCAGCAAATGGAAATGTTTTAGCAGCAGGAAAAGTAACAGCACAATCAGCAGCGTCAGATTTTCCAGGTGCATTTGCATTTACTACTGTTGGAAATAATGTAGGAATTAGAGAAGATCTTTCAGATGGATTTAATGTAGATTTACTTAAGTCAGGGTTAGGATATGTTAATCGTTTAAATATTAATTCAGATGGAAATTCCACTTTTAGTGGCTATGTAAATGCTACAAGTTATAAAAAAAGTGGTTATAATCTTTTTGGTGCAAATGGTACGACTTTAGAAATTGCTCCTGATACTTACTGGCAAGAATTAAATTTTTTTACTAATGGTTCGCCAAGATTATTGATAACCAATACAACTGCAACTTTTGCAGGTGATGTAACAGTAGGTTCAACAGGAGCAGGTAGTGATAAAATATTAAACATTCTTACAGGTGGTTCTGATAGTACAATAAAGCTAATGGAAGCAGGGACTGTATATGGTTTTTCACAAGTATATAGTGGAGCTAACAATCAATTTTATATAAAAAGACATAGCAATAGTGCTACTGGTAGTGCAGTAATTACTTTAAATAGAGATGATGATAACGCAACCTTTACAGGAAATGTAGGAATAGGTTCAACACCAGTTGGAAATCCAGCAACAAAATTTTTAGCTGTTGGAACGGCTGGTTCAGTAGCTGGTGGAATACAATTATGGGCAGCCTCTAGTCAAACACATTATTTACAATTTGGATATGCTGCAAGTGGAGGTAATTATTATAGAGGTGCTATTGGATATGCACACGCTTCAGACACCTTGTTATTACTTCAATCAGGTTCAACTGCATTAAGTTTTACAGGCAGTCAAGCAGCAACTTTTACAGGGGATATTATAGCCAATAAATTAACTACTTCAACAGGATTAGAATATCAAGTAAGAAATACAAATGGTTCAAGTGGCAACCACGTTTTTAAAAGTTTTAATACTACAATATTAACTTTAGATGGTGCTACAAATGCATCAACTTTTGCAGGAGATTTAACTATTGATAATAGTTCTCCCGAATTTTACCTTACACCTGATTCAGCTAAATATAGTTGGATGATTGCTGCTCAAGAAAATGTAGACCAACATTTTGAAATAACACCATCTACAAC